ATTACAGCGAAGTTGAAGACAAGGGAAATGTTGTTATTGTTGACCTAAGTTTGCCAGCGGATGAACGTTTGGCAAAAGGTCAAATCAAAGGGCCAGTTCGCAACAACCTTGAAAAAATCACTACAACTGATGCAAACGGTCGTGAAGTTTCGCGGTATGTGGATAAGACAACGCTTGCCACTTTGGGCGACATTCCTGCCCCATACAAAGGCTTTATGTCCGATTTGGCAGATGCTGGTCAATTGCCACCAAACTGGCAAAGCATTCCGCAAATTGCTGGATTGGTGCGCGAAAACCTTATCAACAAAGCTGGTGGCATTACGCAAGCAGATTTGGCAAACCTTAAAGTCAGAATTGCAGAAGCCGCTGCAAAACTTGCCTACGAAGGTGTGCCAGGATTTAGTGCTGCTGGACTTACGCCAGCATTGCCAAACTTTACAACTTTGCAAAGTCAATATCCAACCGCAAGCGGTGCTCCTGCTGCGGCTGCACCAAAAATTACCACCCGCGCAGAAATTGCAGATGCGGCAGCGCGATCCGGTAAATCAGTTGAACAAGTAACCCGCGATGCAGTCGCAAAAGGCTATAAGGTGCAATGATGGCTTTGTACGATGATCTTTATGGTACTTCCGCGCCTACGCCCGCAGCCCCTGCGCCAGCAGTAAAACCGCGCCCTGTTCAGCCGGTTGTGATGCCGCAACCAGCCGCTGCTGTTGCGCCCGATCCATTGGTCGCCGCCATGCAATCAGTAGTTGGCGGTGCTGCGCCCGCCGTTGCTGCTGCGCCAATGCCCCGACAAGCTAACGAAAGCCCCAAAGCATTTGATCAACGCATGGCAAAGGCGCGAGAAGAAACTGATAAAGCACAACGGGAAGCGGCAGCGCCTGTCAAAAAGCGTGATTTGCCATCGGGTGAAGTGGAAAAAATCACGGCAATAGACAATTCACTTGGTGCACAAACACGTTTATTGGAAACATTTAGGCCGGAATATGGCGGGTACAAAGTTAAATTTGCCGGTGACATTGCTAACACAATGGCAAGCACATTTGGCGGTGATAAAGAAGCGCAAGCCGATTGGTGGAAATCGTATAACGCCAATGACAATATTGCTCGTAATGCGTTATATGGTGCATCTTTGACTCCTGGCGAAACAAAGTCATGGGAAGCAACAACAGTCGATATAAGCATGACCCCGTCAATGATTAAAAAACGCATGGAAGAACGTGCGGCATTGATTGAGGCAAAACGCAAAAACACCCTTGAAAACCTTGGAAAAGCAAATTTCAATGTAGAGAATTTTCAATCTGCACCATCCAATTTTTCGCCAGCACCCGTTGCTGCACCACCCGCCGCCGCGCTAAAAGAAGGCCACGTTACGACTTTTAAGAACGGGCAGCAATGGACTTTGACAAACGGTAAACCGGAAAAGGTGAACTAATGGCAGACCAATGGGAAGTTGTATCTGTAGCGCCCGCCGCGCCGCCGCAATGGGATGTTGCGTCTGTTGAGCCGATCCCATTCAGCACAATGAAGATGCTGGCTAATGCGCCTGGCAGTTTTAAGAAAAATGTAATTGATGGGTTGGTAGAGGCCATTTCAAGCCCCGTACAGACCGCGCAAGGCATTGGCGACATTGTGGCTGGCGGTGTTTATAACGCATTGCCATCCATTGTTCAGCGCGGCATCAATGCTATCGAAGTCAACCCCGAAGCACAACAACGTGCCATTAAAGCAGGGGAATTTGCTAAACAAGATTTGTCAAAAGCCTACGGCACAACTGAAGCATTTAAACAAACTTTGCAAGAAGACCCATTTCGGGTTTTAGGTGATGTATCTACTGTGCTTGGCGGTGGTGGTGCTTTGTTGCGAGGCGCAACCAATTTGGGGCGTGGCGCAGCAGTTGGCACAAGAGCTGCACCTATGGCTGGTCAAGTAGCTAATGCAACAATGCCCGTTGCCAATGTGTTGTCCTCGGCATCAAATGTTCTCAATCCGGTCACCCAAGCCATTGCCGTCACTAAAGGCGTTGGCAAGGGTGCTGAAGCAATTGGCAAAGGCTACTTGGCTGCAAAGTCAGGTGTTGGCATGGAGCCAATCAATCAAGCCATCAAAGCTGGTGCGGAAGGCAATCAAACCTTTTTAGAAAATATGCGGGACAAAGTGCCGTCTTTGCAAGTTTTGGACGATGCCAAATCAAACTTGGCTCAGATGAATGCCGACAAGATGAAGGAATATCGGTCGGGCATGGTCAACATCAAAAACGACAAAACTGTTCTTGATTTCACCGGCATTGACAATGCACTAAAAAATGCAGAAAGCATGGCGTATTACAAGGGCAAGATCAAAGATAAGACCGCCGCCAATGTTTTAGAAGATATGAAGAAAAAAGTGGATGATTGGAAAAATTCCGATCCTGCTGAGTACCACACGCCGGAAGGCATGGATGCCCTAAAGCAAACACTTTGGGAATCTTTTGGCAAGCTAGGTCGAGAAGAAGAAAGAGCCTTTAGCGCTGGCAAACAAGTCTACGATTCGGTGAAATCTGAGATTGGCAAACAAGCGCCTACCTATGCCCAAGTGATGAAGGGCTACAGCGAATCATCTGATCTCATCAAAGAAATTGAGCGCACATTGTCATTGGGCGACAAAGCATCTTCCGACACTGCAATGCGGAAGTTGCAATCGCTAATGCGAAACAATGTTAACACCAACTATGGGCGGCGAATCAGTTTGGCGCAAGAATTGTCAAACGCAGGCGGAATAGACTTGATGCCCGCATTGGCAGGCCAAGCCATGAATAGTGAATTACCGCGAGGATTTCAAGGCGCAACCAATGTTCCAACAGCTTACATGGCATATGGTGCTGGTGGATGGCCTTTGGCTGTCGCTGATCTTTTTACATCTAGCCCCAGGGTTGTTGGCGAAACGGCCTACAAATACGGGCAGATGGCTAATGCGCTATCAAGCCCAGTTCAAACAGCAAAAAACATTGGTGGTGCTGCTTACAACGCACTTCCAGCACAAGCACAAAGCGCATTGACGGCTGCGGCGCAATCGCCTTACAACCCAATAAAAAACGTCCCAGCAATTCCTAGCATTCAAATTACCCCACAGCAAGCTAAGATGGCGGCTTTGTTAGCAGGGCAAGCTGGCAACCAACAAAGCGGACTTGATGAATGGCTGCGCCTAAATCAAGAAGCACTAGCACAGCAACAAAGGTGAAACCATGAGTTACAACGGCTCCGGCACATTTCAGATTAACACCTCGGGCCAGCCCGTGATAACCGGCACGGTCATCAGCAGCACCGCATTCAATGCGCTAACCGCAGACTTAGCCACCGGTCTATCCACTGCAATTACAAAAGACGGGCAGACGGCAACCACTGTGCGGATTCCATTTGCACAAGGCATCACTTCAACCCTTGCCACAGACTCCACTAGCACCGGATCAGGCTCAATCATCACCGCTGGCGGCGTGGGCATTGCCAAAACATTGTATGTGGGTACAAACGCAAATATTGCCGGAAATTTAGGTGTTACTGGTACAGCCACATTTAGCACAGCGCCCATTTTTTCTTCTTTAACAATTTCTAGCGCAGTTGCAACCGATGCATCAAAAAACTTTGTTAGCGTTACAAATACCGGTACAGGTAATAATGTTTTAGCCACTAGTCCAACTATTACAACGCCAACAATTGACACAATCACATCAGCAGTAGCAACGGCGTTGACATTAAAAAGCGCAGGAACTACAGCAATCACTGTAAATACAAGTCAAGCGTTAGGCGTAGGTTCTTCGCCATCTTTTGGAACAAGTGGACAAGTGTTGACATCAGCCGGTTCTGCTGCGTCACCTACTTGGACGACTATTAGCACAAGTGTTCCTCAAATTAGAACAATTTCTGCATCAGTTGCTGCCAATGCGTTGACAATTTCTGCATCCGCATTGACTCTAGATTTTCGTTCTACAACTTTAACAAGTGGCACTATAACCACTGTAACGGGAACACCCGCCAATTTGGTTATTTCAAGCGGTTCAACTCTTGGCACTGTGAACGCTATACAATCTCGCATTGTAGTCATTGCGCTGAACAACGCAGGCACAATTGAATTAGCAGCGGTCAACATTTCTGGTGGTAATCAACTAGACGAAACCAACCTGATTAGCACCACTGCTGAAGGCGGCGCAGGCGCTGCTGATAGCGCAAGCGTAATTTATTCCACCACAGCGCGTACATCACTTGCGTATCGTGTAATTGGATACATTGAATCCACTCAAGCAACCGCAGGAACATGGGCAACTGCACCGTCTACCATCCAAGGTTACGGTGGTCAGGCTTTGAACGCTATGAGTAGTTTGGGGTATGGGCAGACTTGGCAGGATGTTTCAGGCAGTCGGGTATCAGGTACTACTTACTACAACACAACCGGAAAACCGATTTTTTTAAATATCCAACCTGCAACAGGTAGTTCAGTCACGGCAGCCTTGGTTATAAATGGAGTTACGGTTTGCAATTATCTTTCAAACGGAAGCGGCGGTGACAGTCAGAGCATTCAAGTTCCTATTCAGCCCAGTGCGTCATACGTCCTAACGATGACTGGTGGGCCATTTACCCGCTGGTTTGAACTTCGTTAAAAGGAAAACAAAATGCCACACTACAAAGACCCTCAAAACAAACTGCACTGGCTCGACTCTCATGATTATGAGTCCTTTCTCCCATTTAGTTGTATGCCCATCACCGACAGCGAAGCCGCAGCCATCCGCACCTCTGAGCAAGCAGATGCCGAAGCCGCCCTAACCTACGCTAAAAAACGCGCAGCCGAATATCCACCCATGACCGACTATCTTGATGGCGTAGTGAAGAATGATCAAGCGCAAATTGACAAGTACATTGCCGATTGTCAAGCGGTAAAAGCTAAATATCCTAAAGGCTAATCATGGAATACCAAGCAATGTTTAATTTTGTTGGCGGCATATTGCTTGTTGCCATTGGCTGGTGGTGTAAAGAAATATGGGACTCGGTGAAAGCCCTCAAAGCTGACATCAAGGCCATTGAAATTGACTTGCCTAAAAACTATTTTAGCAAAACAGACATAGAAAGCCGGTTTGACAAAATTGACGCAACGCTAGAGCGCATCTTTGACAAGCTAGAAGCAAAAGCCGACAAATGAATGCGTGGTGTTGTCATCTTTTTGGTTGCCGTCTTTGTGTACGGCGCAACGGTTAAACGTGAATGCAGCGTTTCTGAATTTGTAAATCTTATGTACTCAACCAACAACCCAAAAGATCGGTCAAACAAGGCTTGGGAATGGTTGGAAGATGCAGGCCCAGCTTGCAACAAACAGCAACTGACCTTGATTTACGCAAATTTGCCGACCCTTATGGGGTCATCGGACAGCATGATGATTCGGGCAAGAATTGAGCAACTGCATGAAAGGGCATCAAAATGAATGAATCTTGGTTAGCTAAAAACATTCAACCGGTGACTGTAGTCTTTTTATTGTTTTCCTATTTTCTGTTTGCCATGCTTTCCATTTTTGAGTTGGAGACACGGGGCGCATATGTGGATTTGCTAGGCCAAGCCATGATCATTGTGATCACCGCTATCTTTGCCGGGAAAACGGCTGAAAAGATTGTAGACATCCGCACCAACAAAGGAGGCTCAAATGGCACTTGATCCTGTATCCGCGCTCCTAGACATTGGCGGCAAAGTTATGGATCGGCTATGGCCTGATCCAGCACAGGCTGCTGCTGCCAAACTGGAATTGTTTAAGCTGCAACAGTCTGGTGAGTTATCCATGATTGCGGGCCAGATGGAAATCAACAAGGTAGAGGCGGCTAACCCGTCTGTCTTTGTCTCTGGTTGGCGGCCTGCTATTGGCTGGGTGTGCGGCGCAGGCTTTGCAGTGCAGTTTGTTGTTGGCCCGCTGGCTGAGTGGGGCAGCGCCTTGTATGGTCACCCCGTTAAGTTTCCTGCTATGGACACTGGAACAATGATGCCGCTGCTGTTGGGTATGCTTGGCCTGGGTGGTATGCGTACCGCCGAGAAAATTAACGGGGTTGCTGCAAAATGAAAGCCAAGCTGACATTCTTTGTGACCCTAATGGTCAGCTTTACCCTGTGCGTGGTCATCATTGGCATGGTCGCGGTGTTGATGGCTGGCTTGTTTGACGAAAAAGTGGACAACGCTGAAATCTTCAAACTTATCAGCCCAGCATTCCAGACTATCGTTGGTGGTTTTATTGGGTTGCTAGCTGGTGTAAAGTTGTCCCACGGTGAAACGGAAGAAACAAAATGATTAACTCCCGCAGTTTAGATGACCTAGCGCCGCCCGTTAAACAGCGGGCACAGGCGTTTGTAGACGCTGCCAAGGCCAAAGGCATTGACTTGCTGGTGACTTCCACCTACCGCGACAACGACAGCCAAACCGCGCTTTACGCCCAAGGCCGCACAACCCCAGGCAACATAGTGACAAAAGCCAAGGCCGGTCAATCTTGGCACAACCACCGCTGCGCCTTGGATGTAGTCCCGCTGGTCAACGGTAAAGCCATCTGGGATGATCAAGCTGTGTGGAAACAAGTGGGCGAGATTGGCAAATCTTGCGGCCTAGAGTGGGCTGGCGATTGGAAGACGTTTAAAGAATACCCGCACTTTCAATATACGGGTGGAATGACTCTTGCCCAACTTCAGCAAGGCGCAAAAATAGCTTAGTCAATCATTTTTTTCTTTGATGTCGTAAAACCAATCGTCGCCTGCTGACCACTTGCGTGTGCCATCAACTGTCCAAAAAGTTTGTGCGGCCTGGAAGTCAGGAAACTTTGTCTCAGCGGGCACAAGGCTTTGGTCATACCAAAGACAACGGTTGTTTGGCTGACAAGCAAATTGCCCGTTTTCAAGGCGCATGAAATTAAACGATTTGTGTTCTTCGGCTTGTTCAGTAAAGCCGGTATCTAGGTCTTGCCCATCAGCGCAAAAATCCACAGTGAAAAGATATGTGCCGTGATGCCATTGCTTGTCTTTGCCAAGAAACTTTACGCCCAGGTTACGCAAAGCAATCTTTTCCACCACCGTAAACCGGTAGCCCATGCAATCCCACAATTGCAAAAAGTCAATGGGCAAATCGCCGTGGTCTTCTTTCCACACATAGGCGTGGATAGGCAGCTTGTCGTACAACGCGCCATAAGCTGGCAACAGCGATTCAATTCTAAACACTTGCCCGCGCAAGGCTTTGATGCTGACCCAAATCGCTGGCTCCAGTTCGCCGTGGCCCTTGGTGAAGTTGTGCAAAAACTCACGCCTTACAAAACACTTTAATGGCGGCAGCGCCGCAACGATGTAGCTCATACGTTCTGGTCCTTCAATAGTTTTTCAATCGCTTCGGCAAACTGCTTTAAGCCTTTTTTCGTTCATATCAAGGTTCCAATAACATTCGTATAGTAATCAATATTACACACACTACAATGATCCAGGCTTGTGTTTCTGTCATGTGTTCTTCTCCTTTAGTTTGGCTTCGATGGCTCGCATCATCTCCATGTGTGCGTATCTATCCCACAGGTCTTGCATCTCCGCATCCGTCAGCCCTACCCATTCGCGCTGTTTATCCGCAGCCATAGCCCTTTTAGCTTGATAGCCACCGCCCCAATCACCTTGCCGCTTTGCCAATTCGTCAAACGCTTCGTCTTCAGGTGTTTTCATAAAAAACTCCATAAGGTTATGCCTACGCCGACAACCACAAACGCCAGAATAAGTATGGCGAACGCAGTAAAAAAAAAACTCAAAATCAAATCTTCTTCATCGTCGTCATTGGGTTTCATACCGCTTCTCCTCTGAGTTCATCCAGCCTTTCCCGCAGGCGGTTGATGCGGTCATCGTTGTAACGCACCATATGGTAGGCGTACTCCCTGGCGCTTTCAGCCTCTAGCTTGGCGCGTTGGGCCTGCACCAGTTCCCGCGCCGCCATCTCCAATGGCGATGGAATAGCCAACAATCGTTTAGTCATCTCAATCATTTGCAGTTCTCCGTGAACAAGGCCGCGACAGTGCGGCAGTAAGGTTCGTAAGAAACGTACCCAATCCAGAAAAACCCAACCATTGTGGTGGCCCACAACCCAATCAATGCAAAAATGTTAGCTAATATTTTCATATCAGTGACCTTTGTTGTGGTTCAAATGCCCATTCGCGTTCCATGCGGCCTGACGTTGATTTAACCAATAATCCTGTTTGAGAAATCAACCCTTGGCGCTCTAATTCAGACAAACGCCGACTAATTTGGCTTTTATCCAATTGGGTCAACAACATGATGCCGTCTTTCCCATGCGGCCCATTTTGTTGCAAACAATCAAGAATGATGGCGCAATGGTCTTTTGCCAGGCCATCGGCCTGCCCTGCCGCCATCCAGCTTGTCATAGGATCAGTGTTTCGTGCCAAATGCATAATTTTTCCTATTAATTAAAAAAAGTTATTCATAAATTGGCTTGTTGTGCCGATGCCATTGTTTGTGGCATTGCTCACACAACCAGCAAACTTCAAGCGGTTTTGTGTAGTCATCATGGTGTTTTTCAATTTTGCCGGTTGAATTGCAAACTGAACATATGCTGGCTGGCAAAAGTTTGCCGTCACGAATTGCGTTGTTGGTGATGACATGAGATGCGTACACCATTGGGTGTTTTTTTCTGTACACGCCAAACGCTTTCTTTTTTGCTTGCTTACCAGCATCGGTTTTGGTGTATTCCTTTTGCGCTTGAATTCGATGTGGCAAGCTGCTGCGTTGCCTATCGTATTCTTGAATGCGGTCAAGGTTTTGCTTACGGTAAAACCGAACGTCTGACTTAACGCACTCTTTGCATTTGCTTTTGCTTGAGGCATAAAAATTTTCTGTTGGCTTTTCTGTATTGCAATGCTTGCAGATAAACATGGGCTACTCCTGAAATGGTGCATCCCAAGTATACCCTTAGAATGGCACATCGTCTTCATTTTCCTTTGGCAAACCTTGATACTTGTCCTCGCGTGGGCGTGGCTCATTCAAAAACGCCCAACCGTCCCAACCGCCATCTTTCAGCGGAATCACGTCCAGCTTGAGCATTTCGCCCTTATGCGTTTGGATGATTGACCCAATGCGTTGGTAGCGGTTCTTTTGTTGACCATCGGCATTGGTGTAGCTGCCAACGATACAAGTGACTTCCATTTTGGTTTTTGACATGATTACCCTTTAAGTGATTCGGCGTGTTTCTTAATGCTGCTGCGGGTTTTGCTGTCAAGCATTCCCCACAAAGCGGTTTTTTCTTCCACATCGGTTACGCCTAAATATTCTTCAAACGCACCGATTACGTCATTGGCGCTCATGCGCTCATCAATGGCTGCTGCAACGTCTGCAACGACTGCCATGCGGCTGGGCGGCACAAGGTCAGTCTTGGTTGCTGACACTTTGACCTTGCTGGCGGCGTTCCCGTCATCATCTTCTGGCGCTATTCCAGCCGCTGCCATTAAGCTGTACCGCCTAGCGTAAGTCAGCGCCGACCCATAGCCCTGCGGGTCTTGTTTGCTGGCAGGAACGTGCAACTTGCCGCATTCCAACATTTCGCCCGATTCATGGACAAACACGGTTTCCACGGTCACGCCGGTGTTGTCCTCAGATGTGCGCTGGATAAGGGCTATTCCTGCGGCATTTAAGGCATCTACAACGGCCTCAATGCAACCGGCAAGGTCAACGTACTTAGACCGGAAATGCGGGTTTGTAGACGTTTTTAACGCCGGTGCAAAACCGCGCTGGGCGCGTACCAAAGCTGATGCAATATTTTTCATAGGTCACCCCCAAAATCAATTCCACAATATTCACAATAAAAGTGCCAGCAAACGCCAACTTCGCCTTTGACTTTTTGCCCACAATCTCGCCCGCATTCAGGGCATTCGTATTCTTCTAATTCACGGTCAGGTTTTACATGATCATCCATTTTTATGCTCCTAATTTTTTGCATTAATAATATCTTGGGCCACAGGTAACATCGACAATAGTTTCAGCGGTGTAGCCATTAATTTTTCTTTTGCCAAACACGGTGATTGCCCGCAGGCCGGATGTTTCACATTGTTTGACAGCTTGAATGACCTCAGACCGGCCCATTGATTGAATTTGTTTATCCATGACCAATTGCTGTTCGGTCATTGCTGGTTCGCTGGCGCAGCCCACCAGCGCAAGGCATAGCAAGTATTTCATGCGCGTTCTCCCATCAGCATCTTTTCAATAGTGTTGATTTCTTCCACGGCGTATTCAATTTCCTGGCACAGATGCCGCACTTGCGCCCGCAGGCAACCGACTTCGTAGGCCAGGCGGTCAGCAGTGTTGGTGCTGTATGCCTTGGCGCGGTCTTCACAATCTTTGATGATTTCTACGGAGTTCATTTTGCAAGCCTTTCGCTGATGTATTGCCGGATGTACTGGCGGGTGGCGGTGTTGAGATAATCAATCCATTCAAGACCCTCATAAACAACCGAATACACAGTAAGGGTGTCTGCCTCAATGTCCCATTCGTATGCAACTAGCAACTTGGCAAATTCACCGTTGTTCATTTGATCCCATTCAACTTCATGTGTACTGTCAACAATTGGCATTTAGTTCTCCAATGTTTTGTCTAATTGTTCTTCAAAATGCCTGATTAAGTCTTTGCTCAAAATGTCAAAGAATTCAACGCCGTTATGCGTTATTGACCAAATGCTGACCCATTCTTTTCTAGGGTCGTCACACTTAATAACGTCATAGGCGATTTCAAACTCTGCGCCTTCATAGGTGTAATTGGTCAGGGTCATACGCCACCTCCAACAAAGTAGCCAATGGTGTAAGCAATCACGGCAATGCCGATCTGCATAATGATGTTGTCCCAAGTGTTATGTTCCATTTGATTTTCCTAAAAAGACCGCTGCAATGTGTGCGGGTTGGGTGCAGTATAAGCTAGCTTACACACATTAAGCCAACTTACATTGCAAAATGCGTTAGGGCAAACCCTATGTTTCATGCCAGTAAGTTAGCTTACAATCGCAGGATGACCAAACAGGAACTTATTGACAAAGCAGGCTCACGCAAGGCGCTGGCTGAACTGCTGGGCATCAGCCTGGCAGCCATTAGCCAATGGACGGTTGTCCCCAAAGCGCGGCTGTGGCAGGCAAAAGATTTACGGCCCGAATGGTTTAACCCTTAAATTTATGTACAATGCAACCCGTCTAGAGTGGCATCTAGGCGAAAGAGGTGGATCGTTGAACCCTACAGATATCTGTGCGGTCTTGTCAGACGACAAACGAACTTTTGATTCACCTCAATCGCTTGTTGTTGCTCTCGCCAAGAGCCAAGACCGCAGAGAGATTTGTAGGGTTTTTGCTTTTGGACGACGCAATGCGGTACGTCGGTGGTTGCGTCTGAGATACCCTGCTGCACGAGCAAGCCAAGGCAGGGAGCGTGGGCTAAGGATAGAGCGCGGTGGTTGAAATAGTCTGTCCAGTGCGATGCGATGACATGGCTCCGAAAAGCAAGTCACGGCACAGAGCGAACTTTGGTTATGACCACGGTAAGGCTGTGCTTTGCTCCAACATTCACCAAAAAGCAAATGGAGAAGGCGATGTTTGAATCAGGATTTGATAGGTTTTGGACTGCTTACCCGAAGACTCCCCGTAAAGGCGCAAAGTCTGAATGTCAAAAAAAGTGGGTCAAGTTTTATTGTGAGACTCAGGCCGATCAAATTATTAAGCACATTGAATGGATGAAGACCACCGAACAATGGCTAAAAGCAAACGGCGCATTCATTCCCGCGCCCTTGGTTTACCTTAACCAACAACGCTGGGACGGGGCTGAAGTGCCCGAGATGCCTGACAAAAACCAAATTGACCCTGCTTTGAAAAAGGCAATTGAGGACAGCAAAAACGCCGCGCCTATGCCTGACCACATTCGGGAACGTCTGAAAGAATTGCGTGGTCGCCGTGTATGACCCCAAAGCTATACGCGCCCGTGTGTTTGCTGACATGGTGCGCTTATGCCGCTTGCCAGCGTGGAAAGAATGGGCCTGGCGCGAAGTGCAGCGCATGGATGAAGATGACTTGTTTGCGGGCATCAAGGCCCACGTTTTGAAAGAAATGAAAAATGGAGCAGTTAAATGAGTTGGCTCTTTTCGCAGGCGCTGGTGGAGGAATACTTGGGGGAAAACTTCTCGGATGGCGAACAGTCTGCGCCGTTGAGTGGGAGCCATACCCAGCAAGCGTATTGTGCGCCCGACAAAATGACGGATTTCTCCCGCCTTTTCCGATTTGGGATGACGTACAAACCTTTGACGGAAAGCCGTGGCGAGGAATTGTTGACGTTGTATCTGGAGGGTTTCCATGCCAAGATATCAGCGCAGCGGGGGGGGGGCAGGAATTACTGGAGACAAATCTTCTATGTGGAAACACATGGCAAGGATTATTGGCGAAATTAGACCCAAATACGTTTTTGTGGAAAATTCCCCAATGCTCACTATTCGAGGACTTGGAGTTGTCCTTGCAAACTTGGCCTCGATGGGGTTTGATGCAAGATGGTGTGTGCTGGGAGCAGATTCCATCGGTGCGTGTCACCACAGAGAAAGAATTTGGATATTGGCCTACACCGACAGCAACGGATTGGAAAGCCACAGGGAAATTGGAAACACTAAAACGGCAAGGGGACAAAAATGGAGCTGGGCATCAGAACAGACCACCATACCAATACGCCCGCAAATTCAACATGAAGATGCCGTTGGTTGCGCAAGAGATATTGATGAAGTGGCCGCTAGGGTGGACAGACTTAAAGCCATTGGAAATGGACAAGTCCCACTTTGCGCCGCAACAGCTTGGAGAATCCTAAGTGCGCCGTGCCGCTAGAGTTGACGCAAACCAGCAAGCCATTGTTGCTGCGCTGCGGGCAGAAGGCGCTTATGTTTGGATTATTGGCTTGCCGGTAGATTTGCTGGTGGGCTATAAAAACTGGACATTCTTGGTGGAGATCAAAACCACCTCTAAAAAGCGTTTAACGGGCCTACAAGCCGACTTTTTCCAAAATTGGGCCGGTGGTACGTTGTGCAGGGTTGACAGCCCACAGGCGGCTTTAGACATGATTAGGGGCTTAGATGCGAAGCCTTGAACAAAACCGCATGATGTGGGCAAACTTGGAAGACATTGCCCAACAGGTGGTGTGGTACGGTGTTAAGCTGACAAAAGATGAATGGAAAGATGTTTTGACCGCCGCGCTTAAAAAACAAAAGGTAGTGCCTGGCATTGAAGGCGGCTTTGTCGTGATTGGTGCGCGTACCAGCAAGATGACTGTGCCGGAAATGACCGAATTGATAGAGTTATCCACAGCCTTTGGCACACAACAGGGCGTAAAATTCCGCGCATTTGTTGATGATTAAGTGCCCTGAGTGTGGCACATGGACAATCGTGAAAGAAACGCGATTGGAAGCTGGCAACGCCCGCCGCCGCCGGATTGAATGCGCCAATATGCATCGATTCACAACCTTGGAGACTGTAATTGCTGAAAAAACACGAGTACGTCAGAAGCAAAAAACTGCTGAAATTAGTGGCAAGCCTTGATTGCCAATGCTGCGGATCGGGCCAAATGGTGCAAGCCGCGCACACTAATTGGGGCGGCGGCAAGGGTCGGGGCATCAAGGCAGACGATAATTTGGTGGCTGCGCTGTGCCTACATTGCCATTTTGAGATTGACCAAGGCGCAAATTTGGATAAAAATGAGCGCCAATATCGATGGAATCAAGCGCACCAAAAGACGGTGGACGCATTGACCAGCACGGGCCGGTGGCCTAAAGACGTTCCATTGCCTTACAATTAAGGTGTCAACACGCATGGGGATTGACTCTAGGGATTCTTGGGGTAGCGCACAGTCCCCAGCTGTGTTGGTGATATCAGACAACCAAGTCGGAGGCCTATTGCGTTTTGATGTCGTAAGTTGAGCAGTGAACGTCCAATCTCCTGAGAAATTCTCAATGACACAGACGACCGGTCCTAGGACAAGCCTGAGATGGGTACAGGCCACCAACAACCTTAAAGGATTGCCATGAAAAAGAATGTTGCGGATTTCATTTCGACAATGCTGCACAGCAGCACGGTCACCCATTTCATGCATTTGGCAACCGACAGCTTTGCGGTACACATGGCATTAGGCGCGTATTACACCGAAATAATTGACCTTACCGACCAGTTTGCTGAGGCGTACAGCGGTTGCTACGAAAAGATTAAGGATTACCCTGAAAACTTCCACAACGCTAAAGACCCGCAGAAGTACATGGCCTCAATAAAGGCTTACATTGACAAAAATCGCGTGGCCCTGCCGGAAGAAAGCCAACTTCAGAACATTGTGGATGAGATTTCCGCGCTGGTGGACACCACAATTTACAAGCTAACCCTTAAATGATCCGCATATTTGCAGGGTACGACCCGCGGGAAGCCGTGGGCTACCATGTATTTTGCCAATCGGTCATAGAGCGCACCAAGGGGCTGGTCAGCATCACGCCACTATCCGGCAAGCAAAGGGACGGCACAAACGCATTCACCTATCAGCGGTTTTTAGTACCATTTTTGTGCGGATACCAAGGCAAAGCTATCTTTTTGGATGGCAGCGATATGCTCATGCTGGCAGACATTGAAGACCTAGAAAGCCTGTTCGACCCGCGCTATGCCGTCCAGGTGGTTAAGCATGACTATCAGACCAAACACCCGAAGAAGTACATTGGCACACCAATGGAAGCCCGAAACGGCGACTACCCAAGAAAAAACTGGTCAAGCGTGGTGCTGTGGAATTGCGAACATAGCCGCAACAGGGTGCTAACACCAGAATTCATTGAGGAATCCACAGGCGAAGAACTGCACCGATTCCAATGGTTGCCTGACTCACTTATTGGCGACTTGCCTAGAGAATGGAACGTGCTGGTGGGCGAACACGACCATTTGCGGACAAAAATTGCACACTACACGCTAGGCATTCCCGAATTTGACCATTACGCTAATTGTGATTACAGTAAACCTTGGTTCAACACACAAAGCCGGATGCTTAACGGCTTAATTCATATGAAGGACGCATATGCCGAGTACTAGCAGCAAACAAGCCAAATTCATGGCAGCCGCCGCCCACAACCCTAAATTTGCAAAAATGGCAGGCATTCCGGTGAAGGTAGCCAAGGAATTCAATAAGGCTGACCAAACTAAAACGCAAAAGACTAAAAAGAAATAAAGAATGGGTTCTTTATGACTTCAGAATCTAAAGTAGGCAAGACTAGAAAAAAAACGGGTGGTCGCACGGGTGGAACGCCCAACAAGGTCACGCAAGAGGCGCGTGAGGCCATTGCGTTGTTTGTCAATGACAATGCCCACAGATTGACCGATTGGCTTGATACGGTCGCTAATGGCGATCCAAGCCATGACATCAAGCCCAATCCGGCAAAGGCGTTTGAATTGTTCCAATCGGTGGTGGAATACCATGTGCCTAAGCTGGCAAGGACTGAAGTCACAGGCGCTGACCAAGGGCCGGTGGAAATGGTAGTGACATGGGCAAACGGGAAATAATCCTGCCGTATTCGCCAAGGGACGCATTCATGCCGTTCCACAACCGCACGACCCGCTGGTCATGTTTGGTTGCACACCGAAGAGCCGGTAAGACCGTGGCGGCAATCAATGATGTGATTAAGCGGGCGATAACAGAAGGCAACCGCAACGCCCAATATGCTTACATTGCCCCGTTCCGCAGCCAGGCCAAGCGTGTGGCGTGGGACTACCTCAAGTATTACGCCGCACCAATCACCAGTTCAAGCAATGAATCCGACCTGATGGTGGAACTGATCAACGGCGCAAAAATCATGCTGTTTGGCGGCGACAACGCTGATGCCATGCGCGGAATGGGCTTCAATGGGGTCTATCTTGACGAATACGGCGATTTTCGGCCTAGCGTTTGGGGCAATGTGATCCGGCCTACGCTATCCGATCGGCTGGGTTGGGCGGTGTTTGGCGGCACACCCAAGGGTAAAAACCAGTTCCACGACATCTACAAGGTCAGCCAAAACACGCCCGATTGGTTTCTGCTGCGGCTGCCAGCGACTGTAAGCAAAATCCTGCCGGACTCAGAACTAGAGGCGGCACGGGCGCAATTAAGCCAAGACCAATACGACCAAGAATACGAATGCAGCTTTGATGCGGCAATCATGGGCGCTTATTACGGCTATGAGATGCGCCAAGCGCAAGACGAAGGCCGGATAAGGGAATTGCCGTTTGACCCTGATGCGCCGGTGTATACCGCATGGGACTTAGGCTATCGGGACGATACCGCCATTTGGTTTTACCAAGTGATTCGAGGCGAGATTAGGGTTATGGACTACTACGCCGTCAGCGGTGCAGGCATTGAGGACATAGCCCAAGTGGTCATCGACAAAGGCTACCGGTATACCAAGCACCACCTACCGCATGATGCACGGGCAAAAACGTTGGCATCAGGCGGCAAATCCATCGTAGAACAGCTTGCGGCTCACCTTGGCGGCATGAGCAAGCTGGCAATCGTGCCTGAGATTGGCATTCAAGACGGCATCCAGGCGGTCAGGATGGTGCTGCCAAAGTGCTATTTCGACCCAAGCTGTGAGGATGGGCTGGAAGCATTGCGCCAATATCAGCGGGAATACGACGAGGACAAGAAGGCATTTCGACAAAATCCCCGCCATGACTGGTGTTCACACCCTGCCGATGCCTTTAGAATGCTTGCAGTCGCCTACAGGCAAGAGGCTAGAGATCAAACGCCGCCCAAGGGTAAGACCCTGCAAACCATCACGCTTGATGAGTTGTGGGAATATGACACTCAACACCATCGTGGAGAACGAATATGAGCCAGCCAGTCGCAGAAGTAGGTGCATACAAAA